GGCCGGTATTCGTGACGGTGCTGTGCCCGTTGCCGGAGTCGATGTCCTCCGTGTCGAAGGTGACCACGACGCCGGTACCGCCCGACGTGACCGCCTGTAGCGTGACCTGCCGGAGCTCCGCAATGATCGTCTGGAGCGCGTTGTTGATGCCGGTGGACCACGGCGACAGATCCTCCGCGAGCAGTACGGCGCCGGCCGGGATGACGTCAACCATGATCTACTTCCCTACCCGTATCGGAGTCCAGACGTCCAGCGGCGCGCCGTCCGCGTGCGACTTCACGACCCCGTTGATCGACCGGACCACCGTCAGGGTCCACGCCGAGCCGGCGCCGGCGATGTTCGTCACGCGCATCTTCTCGCCACCCACCCCGACGAACAGGCCACCGCCGTTCAGGCCGGTATTCCAGTGGTCCGGATCGGTGGTCCACGGCACTCCGCCGGAGTCGATCACGACCGCGGTGGCCGTCGTGGTGATGCCGCCGTCCAGCACGGATAGGCGCGTGGCCACACGCTGGCCGCGCACGTCCACGGAGCCGTCAGCCGCGCCGACTATGCCGACCTCGAGCACGCTCGCCGGCGCCGTGTTCAGGGTCACCCGCCGTTGCCGGGCCGGGAGATTCTCCTCTTCACCGATCCACAGCAGCAGCGCGTCATCCAGCCCGTACGCGTCCAGGTCCGTCAACAGGATGACGTCACCCAGATCCGCAGCGTTGATCGCAGCGACGAGCGAGGTAGCCCGGTCCAGGTTGACCACGAGCCCCGGCCACCGCGGCTCCGGCAGGGTGCCGCGCGCCACCGCCCACGACGCGTGATCAATGAGCCGCTCGTCAACCTCCGGGTTCACCTCGAGTTTCGAGTCGACGCGCCCAATACCCTCCGGATCGGTCGCCGGCGGGTTGACGTTCAGGGGCCCGGATTCCTTGCGGTATACCGCGAATGAGCCGTCCGGCCGCTCCGCCCGCACCTCATTGACCTTCGCGAAGTCGGAATAGTCCGGCACCCATCCAGGCTCGAGGTGGCCCGCGGCCGAGATCGTGACGGCCGGATCTTGGTTATACATGGACCGCAGCGGCCGCATGGACACCGCGATCTGATCGCGCGGCTCGAGCATCATGCCGCCGTCGGTGCGCACGCACTCCCGCAGCAGGTCCACGAACGTCAGCGCCCGTTGCGGGCCCATGGCCGGCGTGTCCAGCTCGTCGCCGGCGACGACGGTCGACACGCCCTCCTCCACGCCGAGCCGCAAGAATCGGACGCCGGCGAGCTCGCCGGCGTAGCCGATGCCGGCCGTGTGGTCGGTGCCGGCGTCGTCCGTGCCACCGTTGCGGATCACCACGTGGCCCACGCTCGTCGACGTCACCGCGTCCGGTACCTGATACTTCGCCGGGATCAGACTGGCGTAGTCACCGACGCTGATTTCCGTGATCACGCCGATCGTCTGACTGGCCGTCGACAGCGTGTCGGCCAACACGCCATCCTCGTACACCTGGACCTCTGCGGTGGTCCCGTTCTGTTGCGCGCACACCCGCACGTGATGCCACTGTCCGTCGAACACGTCGAACGACACGAACAGACTGTCGGTGTCGTTGTCGCCGTCGTTGTCGATCCGGATGGTGCCGAGCGTGTCACCGAACCGCATGTGCCACGCGTACGCGCCGTACGAGCCGGACACGCGCCACGTCAGCCCACCGGCCAGCGCGTTCGGCGGATCGTCGCTGGACGCCTTGACCCAGAAATCGACCGACCACTCACCGGTGTCCGCCATGGACACCGGCGCGGTGAAGCCGCCGCGCCACGCGCCGTCGGAGCCGATGAGCTCCGGGAGCCGATCCGGTGCGCCGGCCGGACCGTCGACGCTGGCATAGGCGACGTCACCGAGCTCCGTCATGGCCACGCCCGACGGCAGGCCCGACGCCGCCCGGTCACTGTTCGTGCCGTCCGTCAGCGGCCAGTACGCCACCACGTCGGAGTCCGCATCGACCGCTCGAGGCAGGGGAGCCTTGAGCGGTGTTGCACCTTGTTGCAGACGGCGCAGCACGCCGCCGCCGGCGAGCGTGGTCCACGCCGATCCCTTGACCGTCTGCGGCCGCCACGACGCCGCCTCAGTGGTGGACCGTACGGACCCGTCCGTCGTGATGCGCATAGGTGTGTTGCGCCCGGCCACCCCGTACAGCGCGGCCGCCGGCGCGGCCGGGTTGTAGTCGCCGGTGGCGTTGTTCGCGGTGGCGCCGGCCGTCGACGGTGGCGCCTCTTGCCCCTCCGCGGCCGCGCCGCGGGTGGCCCGCATCCCGGCACGCTGGAGCACCGGCACCGTATGCCACGTACCGCCGTAGAACAGCTCCAGCGTGGTCCCGTGATCACCCATCGGGGAACACCGCCGCTAGGCCACCCTGCGCCCGGATCTCGCCGGCGAGCAGCTCCACGAGCGCGGCCGCGAACCTCGAGCCGTCACCCCGGATCACGACCTGCGCCGGCTCGCCGCGATTCGTCGACGGTGCGCCGATCGTCTCGCCAGCCTGGAGCATGGCCAGCACGTTCTCCCCCGGCCGACCGGGGACCGTACCGCCGGCGTGGAATGTCGACAGCCGCGGCGCAGAGATCGAGTTGCCACCGACGATCGGCACCCACGACGGGATCGTCCACGTCAGCCGACCGACGGTCGCATTCCACATCCGCGAGACGGCATTGAACGCGGTACGAAACGGCCACGTGATGATGTTGAACAGGCCGGAGAACGCGGCTCCGATCCCGGCCGGGATCTTGCGGATCTGATCGAGCAGCCACGAGCCGGCCTGACCCATCAGTCCGATGGCCGCCTTGTAGTTGCCCACGACCCAGTTGAAGTAGCCGACCACGCCGCCCCAGATGACCTCCCACGCCTTACCGAAGAATTCTGTCTGGGTGGCCAGGTAGATGATGCCGGCCACGAGCGCGGCCACCGTCACGATGATGATGCCGATTGGGTTGGCCGTCATGGCCGCATTCCACAACCACTGTGCCGCGGTTGCCACCCCGGTCGCGGCCGTCGTCGCCACCATGGCCACCTTGCCGGCCACCATGGATGCGGTGGTCCGGATCCACGACGCCTGTAGCAGCGTGTTGGAAAGGATCATCAGGTCCAGTGCGCCGGTAACACCGGTGATGATGGTGCCGGATTTCTCCAGCTGCGCGCCGAACTGGCCTATCCCGCTATCCTCCCCAAACGCTTCCGTCAGCGCACCGCCAATGTCGCCCACGCCACCGGCCAGCATGGAGCTCGCCCCGGATGCGCGGTCCAGCCCTTCGCCGAGCCGGCCAGCCTCACGGCCAGCGCTGGCAAACGCATCTTCGCTCGAGCCGATCGAGCGGCGCATCTGCTCTGCCGCCTGCCCGACTTGATCCATCTCGCGTTCGGTGGACTCGAGCGCCGAATCGGCGCGCCGGGCCGCAGTCTCCAGCGATGCGGCGTCGCCGGCGATGGTCAGGGTTACCTGATTTCCAGCCATCAGCCGAGCTCCAGCCCGGCGTCATCCGCGATGCCCTGGAGCGCGGTGCGGAGCAGCCCCTCAAACTCGGGCTTAGACGCGTAGTAGGCCGGATACACGTACCGGCCGTCCGCGATGAAGGGCCGCTTCGCCGAGTCGTTCACCCCGACCGATCCGCCGTAGTCCAGCCACGGAGTGTACGGCGCACGCGGCCCACCCTCCGTGATCTTCACCGCGGCCTGCGTTGACTTCGCCCGCACCGACGCGCGCGCTTTGCCGGAGCGCACCGGCATGTCGCGGCGGGCCCGGCCGACCACGAGCGCGGCCGCATCGTTGCCGGCCACCCGCAGCCGCCGCGGCGCGGCCGGGCCGATCTCGCGCAGCGCGCGCCGGAACTCGCGGAGTCCTACGATCTCCACCGCGTCGATGATCGGCACCGGTCACCCCACCATCTTCCGCGCGAGCTCCTCGCGCTGCGCCTGCCGTCCGTAGTAGACGGTCCAGCTAATCCACTCCGGGTGAGACATCCTGGCCCGCAGCTGCGCCACCGTCATGCTCAGTTTCTGCGCCAGGAAGTGATCCCACTCGGCCGTTGGATCCGTCTCGAAATCGTTCGTATGCCGCCGTATCCGCTCCGATGTCCAGCCCGGACAGCGTGTTGATCCGACGGGTCAGCGGCTCGAGCTCGCCGGCCGGGGTGGCTTCCATCCACGCCCGTACGTCAGCGTCGCGCAGCACCGGCCGGATGATCGCGCACCGGATCATGTGCGCTTCCATGACGTCCAGGCCGGCATCCCGGAGCTTCTGCGCGCGGAGCACCTCGAGCCGCGACAGCGCCCGGATCCGCACCCGCACGCCGGATGGAAACGTGTAGTCCTCCTCCTCGCGTTGATCGGTGGTCAGCGCGTCGACGGTGGCGTATCCGTCATCATCCACAGTGGACATTGATTCCCCTTATCCCTTGCTATGCCTGCGTTGTCGGGACGAGCGCGCCCGACTTCTTGCCCTCGAAACTCCACGTCTGGTATCCGGCCACCGGCCGCGTAGTGACGAACTTCTTGACGAGCACGGAGAACGTGAGCAGCGGCTTACCGGTGCCCGTGCCCTCCGGCATGACGGTGATCGGCACGGTGGTGCCGAGCAGCGGAGGGATCAGTGCCACGGTGCCGGTGGCGCCGGCCTTGTAGATGCCACCCATGGTGAAGGTGCCGCGCAGGATGCCGCCCTCTGGCACCTCGTCGTCATCCTCGTACACCGTGTTGTCGTGCTCGTCTGACTCGAGCGACAGCTCCGACGTGTTCGCGTCGATGATGTTGTCACCATCGACAGTGATCTTTGTGTGCCTGCCGTGCGTGTAGACCGTTGCCATGGTTACCTCATTAGGTGGACGTCGAAGATTGCCGCTAGGTACTCGTCGCCGGCGATGGTGTATTCATCGAAGTTTCCGAATGTCACCATCGGATCGTCCATGTGGACGTACACCCCGGAGTCGATCACCGACTTGATCGACCGCGTGCCGGTGATCGACGCATACGCGGCGAGCGCCTCATACGCGGAACGGGAGTGAACCTTGCCCAACACCACGACGATCTTGGCCGTCATCTCAGTGGCGCCCACCTCGCCGGTGGCCGGATCGTACGTCTGCGAGTAGGCGATCGGCTCCGTCGGCAACGTGACGAAGATGTGCGGAGGGTTCACCTTGCGCAGCTGTGGCCCGTACTTGTCGGCCGCGGTGATGCCCGGAATCGTGGCGCACCGTTCGGCGAGCTCCCCGATGGCGGCATCCACGTCCATCCCCACGCCGGGGTTACGGACCACGACCGGGGTGGCCGCGGAGTC